TAAATTTACATCTGTTCTACCAGAAGCAATCTTATCTTTTCCAGAAGCTTTATAGTTCTTAAGAACTGCTGCTACTTTACTAGATACTTTAGATTCAACTTGTTTCTCAAGTTTACTAATGTCAAACTTGTTCATTGCTAAATAAGCAAACATTAGTGAAGCGTCATTGTTATTTTCAATTGCTTCCTGATAAGCTGTTTTTCCAGTTTTCTTATCTACAACTGTAATAAAGCTATAAAGATTCTCTTTAACTTTAGGAGTTAACTTGAAACCTTTAACATCTTCTCTAGATTCTAAATCTTTTTTGAAGTTGTTCCAGTATGTTTCTTGAGCTTGTCTCTTTTCTTTATCTTTTTGTTCTTGCAAGCTAAGCAAGTTTTGTTTTTGATCTGCTTCAAGTTTCTTTAGTTTATTTAGTGCTGGAATAGCTCTTTTCTTTAAAGAACCTAATTCAGTCCACTCTGTAACCATATCTTCAGAATCTTCCGCTGAATATCCTTCTAATCTAAGTACCTCTTTTAAAGCTACCTTTTGAGCTGATTCTGATTCAATATCAAAATCTTCCCATGTATGATTAGAGTAGAATGTATCAATGAATTGTCTAGGATCTCCACCTGCTTCTATAAAGCTTAGTAACTTAATACCATCGTCTCCTAGTTTGTCAGTTAAAAGTCTTTCAAATCTTTTCTCTGCTGTTTGTTCAATAGCAGATTCAAGGAACTCTTCACTGTCTTCGATATTATCAATATCAATGTCAATAATACCTTTTTCAGCTAAGTCCTTTGCAAATGTTTTAAAGATTCCACCTTCTGATGAATCCTCATCATCGTCTTCGTCTTCCTCATCTGTACCTGGTTCATCATCAACGATTTCCAAGTTCTTTTTATTAGCTTTTTCTTGTTTCTTAGCTATGTCTTCTAATGCTTTATCAGCTTTAGCTTTATTAGCTTTTTCTACATCAGTAAGCTCAGGTTCATCATCAGTTATAACTGTTGGATCCCCATCTACAATGTCACTTTCAAGTTTATCAGTTGGCTCACTAGGAGTAACAAATCCACCTTTAAGTATATTGAATGCTTCAAATGCGCTCTTTCCTTTGTCTTCGCTCATTCTTTTATTCCTTTATATGATTAATATAACATTTATTATTATAATATGCAAATATATTTTAAACTATTTTATATAAATAGTTTAGTATTATTTATATAGCTTATTTATTTCTTAGGTTTTGGCTTATTTTTTGCTTTTATTCTCTCAATAGCAAGTTTCTTCTCAGCTAATTGTTTATCAGCTTTGATTTTTTCTTTTTGCATTCTCTCTTGAGAATCATTTTGTACCTGAATAGCCTTAATCTTTTTCTCTTCTATATCTTTCTTCATTTGAAGCTCTTTTTCCTTAAGAGCTATATCACCTTTATGTTTAGTTTCATCATGCTTAAGTTTTAATTGTTCATTAAATGTCTTAGCAGATAAAGCTCTTTCTTCTAAAGATAAGCTAGCTACTTCAATAGGATCAGGAATACCATCTCCATCCATATCACTAGGACCATCTTTACTAGTTAAAGCATTAATCTCAGCTACCTGAATTTTAGTCTCATTATCAGATTCTATCTTATATTGAGTAATTTCAAGTTTTCTGTTCTCTAAATCCATTAACTCTTGATGTCTTATTTGTTCCATCTTCATTTGGTTATCTAACTGAGATTGTTGAGCTTTTTGAGCATCAGCTTCTCTTTGGTATTTAGCTTGTTCACCTTTTTGGATAGTTCTAATAATATCTCTAGGATTCTCATTAATGATAGTATCTATAAGAGTAGATAAGTCAGCTTTGTCAGCTTGTAATGCAGCTTGTGATAATGATTTTAAAGCAGCTATAACTTCTAAGTCTTTATTAGAGTTAGTTACATAAACATTAAATTCAGAGTTTTCTAATTCAAACTCTTCAAGTTTTAACATCTCTATAGTTAAATCATCTAATACATATTGTGTAACATGACCATCTCTATAAGCTATCTTAGCAACCTCTATAAGCCCTGTATAGACTCTACGTTTAACTTCGTTATGTGAATCAAACAAATACTCAGTAATTAATGCAGACTGCTCTACAGAGCGTTCTACGTTGCCTACAAGCTCATTAGATGAGATAGCTCCTAATCTTTGAGGAGATACTCCAGAAATGAATGCTACTTGTCCTTTAATGTATTCTAATGCTTCAATGTATTGATTTATAACATTAGATAATGAAAGGTCAATAGATTGGAACTGATTAAATGTAGATAGTTTATTCTGATGTGCACCTTTACCTCCTTCTTCAAAAGAGTTAATAAATGCTATCTTCATAGCTTTTAAATAGTACATCCATCTTTCTAAATCTATACCTTCAGATCTAGGAATTTGAGCTAAGTCCATTAACATGATTTTACCCATGTCACTAGCAAAAGCTAATTCTAATCTGTAGGATATAATATTATATAGATACTGATATGGTTTTAATCTATCTAGTAAAGATACTGATACTGAATTGGTAGCAGAATAAATTAAACCTGTATAACCTAATTTGCAGGCATAAGGGTTATCCATTCTACGTCTTTGGTTAGGTTTAGGAGAAGCCTCAACATACATGTCATCACCTATCTTAATACCTTCCCAAGCTTCAGTAATCCAAAACTCTTCGGTTTTGGCATCAGGGAAAGATTCCCTGAATACTGAAAGTTTGAATGATTCGTCAACTACTTGTGTTTGAAGTGTCTCATCCTCATCAGTATATGTTAACTCAAATAATTTTTTGAATGATTTCCATTCAACTCTAACTACTTTAATTAAATGACTGTTAAATGAATTATTTGTACCTCCCCATGCACTAACACCACCTGTTGATCCTGTATCTTCTACACCATGTTCACTTAGAACAAATGTAGGATTAGGACCATTAGTAGCACCATACACAGAAGATGTACCTCTTGTTAGAGCTTCTAAATCTTCTACTTGTTTAGGAGTTAGTTTATCACCAAACTCATCTATAATTGTAGCAGGTGCTAATAGTCTAGTTTCTACTACTGCAACTGCATCATCTACAAAGTCTGAATCTCCATCTAATACTACTGTTATATTAACAGGGTTACATCTACGTAATATAGGTTCACCATTAGATATACCTATCCAGTATAGTTCTTCTCCTGCTATTAAAGCATCTTTCCAACCTCTTTTAAATATCTCTTTAGTATTAAGTTTTTTTCTTAATGACTTAAGTATCTTTTGAGCTTGTGATTCAACTAAATCAGATGTGTTATGTCTTTCATACTTAACTATCTGTTCTGGTGTAGGAGGTGGATTATTAGGATCTACTGTAGAAGGATCTATAGTAGCTGTTAGTTGTTCATAAACTAACTTAGTAATCTTATCTTTTAGTTCTTTATCTTTTCTGTTAATATCATTAGGTGATTCTGATACAACTACAAAGTTGTCAGGTCTTTTAACTTCTTCACCCATTAAAAGATTTAAAGCTGGAGAGATAACATCATAATGTTGTAATGTAGCAGGAAATTCATTATCTGATAATCCTAAAGGATTACAAACATATTCTAAATCTGCTTTATTGAATCTACCATTGTATAGATCATAATTAACTAGCTTATTAAAGTTAGTTGTTCTATTACCACTTGCTGAGGTATATGATAGTCTCTCAAAATAATTAATGGTATCTCTTTTCCATTCTTCATTCTTTTGTGAGAAAGCTATTCGTTGTTTGGGTAAACCTGTCATTAATATTTTAGTTTATTATGTATGTTCTTTTTAAAGTATTGTTTTCTAAAGAAAGGATCTTTATCTATTAGTAATTGAGGAGCAGAGTCAGTTATGTGTATTCTATGCATCTCTTTAGATTGCAGTATACATAACATAAAAGCAATTACTCTATCATAGTTACCTTCTCTATCATAGTTTACTAATTCTTTTAATAAAGGTATAGATTTTATGGTATGTAGATTCATAATCTTATTACCTTCTATATCTACCCTTTCTTCATACAACCATTGTCTAAGGTATATCTCACATTGATCTTTAATACCTGCAGAACTAGAGTTCTGAGCATTTCTAGCCATGTGTATACCATACCCACGTTGTACTTTAGAATCCTTAACTATATCTTTTATAATACCTGGTTGTTCACATAGGTATTGTAAACTATTCTTTTGTTCAAAGTATCCTTTTAAACCTTTAAGTTGATTTTCATATAAGCATCTAGCATTATAGTAGATACATAATCTTCTACAATTTTCATAGAAATCATCAGCTCTTTCTGGTCTAGCAGTATACTCAGCTACAATTTGATTATAGGTTGTGCCATTATGCATAAACCTTTTGTAGATAAATATAGAACCTAATGAACCAGTACTAGATTTGTCTTGGTCATAAGGGTCACATCCTGCTACATATAATCCAAAAGGTGGTAAGTTCATAGGGTCTTCCCATACTACTATACAACCTGTTTTACTATCATCTTGTTTTAAAGGAAAGTTTACTATATCATTTAAATCAGGATTAAGTTTAAATTTAATCTCTCCTGCTTCATCAAAATATAATTCACCTTTCTTTTTGTCTTCTCTTAAATGTGGAATTGTTTCTAACTTAGATAACCAGTCCATCATTTCTATACTACTAAATACAGCTCCTGAACTTCTTAAGAAAGATTCAGAAGGTGTTAAAGGGTATTGTGTTATAGCATCTTGTATAGCTTTAGGATCACTACCATGCTTTTTAGTTTCTCTATATCTTTGAATTGACTCTAATGATTTATCTTCTAAAGAATTACCATCATCATCAACCATAGCTTCATTTTGGTCATTCTCACCTAATCTACCTCTTGTAGCTGGTATGAACCATCCACATTTAGTACCTTCTTTACCATCTTCCCATACATTATCAAACTCTAGTAAGTTATATGTTTTAGGATCATAGAACATCTTTGCAAAATGTACTGTACCACCTTCCATATCACCACCAGTACCAAATATAATAGGTACACCTACCATACTTTCACCATCTTTCCAACATGGCTCTGTAATGTTATATGCATCTATAAGATTGTTAATAGTACCTGCTTCTTCAAAGATGAAGATGTTAGTACTTAAACCTACAGCTGCAAAAGGATTGTCTTTAAATGTTAATTTCTTAACTTCAGACTTATATCCTTTCCAGATACTAATACCATCTATTGTAGATAAGTATTGTGCTTTAACATGATCTTTAGTATCAGGATTTCTTTGTTTACGCCATTCTGTATTAGCATTTAAGAAATTCATGTTATCTAATACCATGTTCATAGTAGTAGTAGATAACTTATCTAAGTATGCTCCTATAACACATTTAGAACCTTTATAGAAGTTATATTCATGAGTCACTAGTGCAGCATCTTTATAACTGAATCCAGTACGTCTAGGTTTAGTAAATATTAATCCTTTACCTAATCTTCTGGCTGCTTCAACTAAATGAAAATAATCATAGTCTATATCAAGGAATCTTGGGAAGTTAAACATCTTCCTACCTGTATCCTTATCCTTCATAGATATCTGAACATAGTTTAGATAATAATAATGTACACCAGTAATTGTAATTCCTTTAGAATTAGTCATACCTTCTCTACATTTCTTATCTTCTTCTAACCAATATTCTTTATACTGTTCTGTACCTTTAGGGTATAGACAATATAAACCATGTTTTTGAAAATGGATAGCTGCTGCTCTGAATTCATCAGTGCATTCAAACCACTTTACAGGTGGTACATATTGTGTATTACTTGGCATTAGTCTTCAAACATACTATCAGTAGCTTTACCTCTTCTAGTAGCCATTTCCTTTTCTTCCTTTTTAACTTTGTCTTCTAGTCTATCTAGAGACTCAATATTCTTACCAATCTTCTCACCAATCTCCATAATGGATTTAGCTATCTTTATTCTTAGCTCTACATCATCAATACTATCAAATCTTAATGATTTAAAGTATTTTTCAATTTCATAAAGAGCTAACCTATAGCTCTCTAATAGAGCCATAGATATAGTTTGGTTTTCCTTTCCTCTTTTTTCTGCCATTATCTTTTAAACTCTGTAGTAATTTCGTCTAGTAAAAACAATTTTGTTTTCTCTACTTTCTTTACTGTTCTCTCTTCATCCTTAATTAAAATAGATGCTGAAATAACTTCATAAGCTTTTAATAATAATTCAATTCTTTCCTTGTTCATTGTTATAATATAATTTTAGGTGTTTCAGGGACTATTAGACCTGAACCATGTTTTTCTTCCCACCAGGTTGCTAAGAATGATAAAGCTTCATCAGCTCTCTTTTGCTTCTCTTCCTGTAATTTTAATCTTGCATCTATTTCTAATAAAGCAGAGGCTATTCTAAAATCATACTTACCATCTTCTCTGGCAAAGGTATGTCTTTCTATAATATTCTTATCTGCTAAACTTTTACTTAAATCTGTTTCTTCCATTTCTTTAGCCAAGCTTTAGTTACTATTGGGTAAGCTACCCCAAACATATAATCTAGTGTGTAAGCATATGTTTCATTAGCATCACCTTTTTTGAACTTAATATGTTTGCTTTCTAATATGTCTTGTGTAGCATGAAATAATTCATGTACAACTGTTTGTAATGTTTCTACTAATGATTCTTCTATTGTCACTAAACAGTAGAAGTATGTAGTATCTTCAATTATTACAGAACTAGTTAGACCTTGTGTAGTCTCTTCCAGCTCTACATTATAACCATCCTTGTTTAAAGTCTTTGCTGCTTTTCTAATATCATCTGTTATTGCAAGTAGTAGACTACTTCCCAGACTTTCTAACGGTATTACCTTTTTTATAAGCATTAAATCCTTGTACTACAATCGGTTTAATTAATCTTGCTACATCTTTGTAAGGATAGTTTACTTTAAAGAAATTAGTATTTTCTACTATTGTACAATATTTACTAACTACTTTACCCTTATCATCTATGTATTCTTCTGCTGTTATTGTATCTAACTCAAATAGTTTTTTAAATACTACATCTTTATTGACGTCCTTATTTTTTACTTTGAGAGTTATATTACCTATTACTTCAAATTCATACCTCATATTACCATTTACCTAGTGGACACTTACTGCTTGGAGATTTAGTCTTTTGAGCTAATGGACATGAACAACCATTGTATTCTTGACCTTCTACTCTATCTTCTAAACCCTTTGTAGTATTATATTGAAAGCTTTTAACAGCTTTACCTGTTTTACTAGAATCACATGTACCATTAGTGTTTAAATCACAACCTGCACATATCAATGCTCTCTTATTGGCTTGTTCTTTTACTTGTTCATTACTAAAGATATGGTTAATCCAACCTTCTGTAATTTCTTTAAATTTGCTTGCTATACTCATCTCCCTTTTTCTTTAATTGTTTTATCCTAAAAGGTGTAGGTTTAAATGTACCTATATACATTAATGGTACTTCTACATCTCCTTTAGCATTAATTTCTATCCTAGCTACTTTAAACTGTGATCTAACTATCTTACCAAGTTCTGATTTAGGTAGTTTATATTTACAGTATAGAATCTCTACTATATCTTCAATTCCTATGCTCATTCAGTTTAAGTATCTTTATCTCTATTATATCAGTTCCTTCTCTTTTAATTATAGTAGCACTTATATCAGTGTTGTTTTCTACATATGTACAGATATTAGTAGTGACTCTTTCAATGACTTCTTCTTCAGTTTCATCTTCTGGTATCTCTACAAAATATTTAGTTATCTCCATCACTGTCTAGTTTGAACTCAAATGATATGTTCTTTGATTCTATAATTGGTTTTAGTTCTGGATTTAAATACCATCTTTTATCATCATTAGCCTGAACTACTAATCTTTTCTTTCTAAGCCTAGTAATATAGTTACTTATTTGAAACTTACTCTTATTAAGAGTTATTGCTAATATTTCTTTAGCTTTAGCATCTACAATATAAAGATTGTTCTTTAATAAGGTAGATAGGATATCTATCTCTAATTCTGATAAACCAAGTGAGAAAGATATAGCTGTTAATATAGTCTTATGTATGTTTTCCTTTGTTACTGGTATATTATACTTCATACTATTAATATAACATTTATTGTTATAATCTCCAAATTTATTTTGTTAAATAATATAACATGTTATGTTATAGTTAGTCTAAAGAGAAAGTGGGCAAACAGAAACCATCTATACTTCCCACTACCTTTTATAGAGCTAGGTTATATTATACACCTAGAAAACATAAGTTGTTTTAACTAATCATTTACCACCAATAATTAAGGACTAAGGTCTATTCCAACTTTATTAGGTTAGACCATTCTTCACTTTTGATCAACTAGAGGGGGCTTTAGTGAGAACCCCCTATATTGCTAATATAAGCTTTTTTTAGCTAATATCCAAATTTATTATTAGTTCAATCCAGAAGTAGGTTGAATATATTGATTTCTAAGTTCTTCAGAAACATGTATACCCTTATCATAGTCTGCTTTTTTAACAAAATCACCTATATCTCTAAATCCTTTTTCAGCCTTTAATAATTCTTTTTTCTTCTTTCTTTCAAGTTTAGTAGTAGTTAATATATAGTCTAAATCTACTAATCTTTCTATAAACCATACTATCCATCTTTTCCTAACATAATGGTTTTCATATATATACTCATGATTCCAGAAACTTTTCCAGTTGAATATATCTACTTTAATTGTTTTATCCTTTTTAGCTTTCATTTGTGTAGTCATCTATTCCTAATACTTCTTCGTAAAACTTCTTATGTTTCTCATATCTAATGAGTTCCATGTTTAAATGAGTCTCCATTCTGTGAGGACTAGGATTACCTATATCTTCAGAATACCATTTTCTTTTAACTCCATCTTTTAAATAGAGTATTCTTTTTCCATCTATATATAGAACTCCTTTAATCTCATGATCTTGAAAATTCTTACTTATTGTGTTTGCCATTATTTTTCTATTACTGTATATACTCTTTTGATTTGTTCTACATATTCATCAAATGTGTAGTTAGACCATACTGATGATAATGATACTTCTTTGTCATACATTTTCTTTACTTCTGACCTATCTATCTCATACTTAATAGATTCTGTGGTCCAATTCTTTGTGTTAGTCATTAAACATATTTGTTAATTGTACATTTCTTTTCTTAGGATCTGCAGGTAGTTTATCAAACTCTTCCATAGCTATGATAATTTCTTTAAATCCTTGCTTTACTGTAACAAAACCTGATATAGGCTTATGATACTCTATTACTAATTCCTTCATTTTTTAATATATCTTTTAATTCGTTATTCCAAGCTTTAGCTCCTTTTCCATACCAATGTTTACTTATGATGTTATGAAATCTATCTCTATCTAAATATAGATACTTAATAGGTACTATTCTATCATTTATAGTTTCTTTAAAAGAAGCTAAGTAAACAGTATTTTCTTTAGTTAGAGCTGCATGTAATTCTTCCATAAATACAAAGGTACGAAAACTATTTGAATTTACCAAATTTTCTATTAAAATAATATAGCTTAAAATCAGTTAGTTATAAAATAATTTTTTAAAAATTTTGCATGAACACTTTGTTGGACCACCCCCTATGACCTACCCTCACTAGACTTTGGGAGGGAAAGACTCTACCCACATTTATTAACTATAAAACTCACCATTATGAAAAAGAAATTCAAAGTAGAACAAAGTAATCCTAACGATAAAGGAGGATTTGTGACTAAATTAGTAACTGAAGAAGTAATTGATTTAGGTATCTTAGGTAAGAAAACTAAGAAAGAAACTATGTATATTAGTACTACTAAACAACCTGCAGTTGATGCAGAGGTAGAGCTAGATATGGATATGTTTAGAATACAAGAATATCCATTTGTTATTCCTGAAGGGGAGAATGAAGGAGAAGAGATAATGTTAAAATGGCTACACCTTAAATAGGTGTAGTTATTTTATTAATATAAACTATCCACCATGAAAGTATTATGTATTAAATCAGCTAATTGGGTTAATACTCAAACTAACAAACCATCTGAGAATCCGCCAGTTATAGGTCATACCTATACTGTTATTGCTAACTTAGATGAGCATTATATACTAAAAGAACTAAGGTTTGATAGTAATGGTAAGCAGTTAGCTTGGGAAGCCAGTTGTTTTGAAATCATTGATGGTACTAATAATGGTAGACCTGTAGAGGTTAATCATAAACCATCAAGTATTGTACCTAATTGTCCACCAGTAATTGTTGGAATACCAGGTACATAACCCTACTATATATTATTATCAATTAATTACTAAC